CTGAAGGCTTTTAGCCTAAAGAATCTGTTGGGCAAAACCGCTATGCTTACCCTCATCCACAAGACATCTCAAGCTGGTCGCGCTTACTGCGCGATTGCTGGTGCATCTAAACTGCCTAAAAGCATGAAGGCTTCGACCACATCTGTTAACGATCAAGTATATTACGAGATCGAGCAAGGTGAGGGCGGTCAGTTTGCAGATATGCCAGAGTGGTTGCAAGACAAGATCCGTGCAAGCAAGGAGTTCGCTGGTGCAGCGGTCACAACCAAAGTTGGCGGTGAAGACGGAGACGGCAACCAGGTTCCGTTCTAAGTTGTATGGCTCTTACCATATCAGCTAAAGAGCCTTCCAATTCCCGCTTGGTCGCAACTGACCAGGCGGGACATTGGTACACCCAAGAGGGTGATTCGGCTCATGTAATTATCGGAGCAAACGGCAAGGAACGTAACACCACAGTTACCGATGCTCGCAAGCTTGGGCTACTGCCAAGCGTTACATCTATTATCGGAATCTTAGACAAGCCACAATTAACAAGCTGGAAGATAGAGCAGGGAATTATGTCCTCGCTTACTCTTCCCAAGGAGGAAAATGAAACGCTCGAAGATTACGCACGCAGGGTCGTTAAGGACAGCAAAGAGTCCACAAGCAAAGCAGCGGAGCATGGCACAAAGATGCATACCGAAATGGAAAACATCCTTCTGGGACGTGCTTGCTCCACAGATGAAGTCCTTAAACCTTACATCGAAACCTTTGGGAACTGGGCAAGTGAAAATGTCGAGAAAACCTACTGGTGTGAAAAAGCAATGGTCGGTGCTGGTTACGCTGGAAGGTGCGATGCCTACGTCCGATTGAAGGGCATTGGCGATGCAATCATAGACTTGAAGAATCGGAAGGTTAATCCGCGCTACTCGCCTTTCTATGAAACCTCCGACTGCCCCCAGCTTTGGGCATACAGGATTGCCAGCGAGAATCCCAAGGCTGCCTGCGTGTCAATCGTCTTGGCATCCAACGATGCCAACAAGATTATGACCAGAACCTGGGATGACGATGAGTTGTACCAATCTGGCATTGCCTTCCAAGCGATGCTGAAAATCTGGTGCTGGGTTAAGGGCTACACGCCTCCAGGTTGTAAGCTGTAATGACCCCGCCAACCATTGCCGAGATGGGTGACGAAGCGGCAGCCGTAGTGTGGCGAATTATGGGCAAGGGTTCGGACAAGTCTGCTTATGGAGATTGGTTGCTGAAGGATAGGCCAACCCATGACTACCACATCGCCAGGGCTATGCGCCACCTAGCTACAGCGCAAATGCAACTCCACAAGTCAACGCCTTGCCCTGACAATAACGGAGAAACCGCTACCGATCATTTAGAGCGTGCATTGGTTCGGTGTTTGTTTACGCTCGCACAAATAAAGAAAGAGGTGACAAGATTATGAAAGAGACGGAAGTGGATTTTAGCTGGAATGGAGAAGAGTACAGCGCGACAGGCATAGCAGAAGTTGAAATTACTGAAGAGGACATTGGACCTTGTAGGTGGGGTGAGCATTTCATGTCAGAGACTGTTAATTCGGTTGAAATGTCTGACATTGAAATCTTGAAAGACGGACAGCTTGTAGTTGATCCTCCCAAGGATTTGCTTGATAAAGCAGATAGCCTTCTCTGCTTGAAGGCAGGGGATGATTGGGAGCGTTCTAATTGAAACTCGCTCTGTCATGGATCTGCTACCACATAGGAAACATAATCAGCTTAACTCTGATGCGGTGGGGGTTGGGTTATCCAACCTATACTCGCCTTATGGTTTGGTCTTCAAACTTAGATAAAGATGGAGTCATCTGGAAAGACGCAAAATGAGAAAAGCATTAGTCACGCAAGCATTCGGAGATGAGTGGAAGAAGATACTTGAACTAACCAAACCGCGCATGGAAGCTTACTGCAAGCGTCACCAGATTGATTTCATCGCACTAGAGAAGCCATTGGCCGAGCCTGTCCAGTACAGCAAGTCAGCGATTGGAAACATCATGGCAACGAAGGGCTACGAACAAGTCACGTTCCTAGATGCTGATGTCTTGGTTGCAGCCGATTGCCCCGACATAGGCGAGGACGCTGGCGTGTTTTGTGCTTTCGATGAAGGTGCTTACCTGGATAGAAAGCTTGCGATGGGTAAGCTTGCTGGAACTTTCGGCGCGATCATCGACCCGCGCTTCTACTTCAACACTGGCGTGTTTGTGATTTCCTCCAAGGTGGTAGGCGCACTATCTATGCCACCACTAGGACTACTGCCTAACCACTTCGCGGAGCAGACCTGGATGAACATTATGGTTCACATCTGGAACATCCCGCTGACCGAGCTTGATCCTGTTTACAACTGCATGACCAGCGTGGAAGAACACTTTGGTCTAGACCGCTACAAAGATGCGATGTGTATTCATTACGCTGGGCAGAGTGCTGACTTAGCCAAGCTAGCAGAGCTAATTAAGGCCGATGAAGCAGAGCTAGTTGCTGTAGGCCGATGAACTTTGTGCGAGTAGTGCCAGAGTGTGGCAAGTGGCGGTTGCACACCATGAACGGCGAGGCTTTAGGACCGCGCCTAATCGGAGCGCACATAGAAGGCGTGGCTCCTTTCATGGACATCTTTGATACCAAGGATGAAGCCCAAGACGCAGCGCAATGTTGGAACATTCTTGCCACCACTTGCAAGCCCAAGAAAAGCTATAAGTGATCAAAGGCTCGCTAGTCAAGGGAGGATACGATGAAAAGCTACAGCAGTTGGCAGGCGAGGTTGCCTTGCGTGCAATCATGGATCTTCGCACGCTCCGCAGGCGCGGGGTGGTTAAGTGTATGAAGATTATTGCTAGGCCAGAACTAGCCAACCTTCGCGATATGCCCGAATACAAAAACTCGCACAATGTCCAGAAGCTACTGGAAGATTTCCGAAACGGCACAGTCGGCTGGTGGTGCAGGGCGGCTGGTATTCGTATCTGCAACCGCACGCTCCTTCGCCGAATGAGGGAGGACGATTATGTTCTTTGCTGATATAGCTGGCATAGCGTGGGTAATTAGCTGGATGATTCTTTACGCCTGTGTAATTTTATCTGGTATATATTTCGCGCTTTACATAATCCTCTGGATCATAGATCGTATAAAAAAGGAACTAGAATAATGAGAAGAAAAAAACAACAAATAGAAGTACTAGACATTCGGGAAGTTAAGTCGGCGGTGATCGACATTAAGGTGGATGACAAGACCTTCAACGCTCTAGCTGAGGCTGGTAGGATTCATCTACAGAAGGATAAGAAGGCGTGCTTTGAGTACGCTCTAAACAAGGCACTAATCGAACTATCTGAGCAACTCAAATGACTGAAGCCTTCAAGCAGAAGGTTCTAACCGCCAGCGTGGATCGTTACGTTCTCACGCCTACGCAATGCGCCATGCTACGCCAGGATGCCGAGGTCATGGGCATGAAGCGTGCAACTGTAATGAATAAGGACGGCACAACCCGCAAGTCATTTGCAAGAAGCTGCTCATCGTGCTGGGTTCCTTTCGCTACACATTACGAGTGGATCTACAAAGTGATGCGAGAGCTTACAGACAGCATCAATGCCGATGTATGGCGATTCGACATCCAAGGCATCCAGCAGTTGCAGATCCTAAAGTATAATCCGCTACAGCAATTCTGGTGGCATTGGGACGCATTCACCTCCGAGGCTCCAGTTAGGAAGCTGACAGCAGTGGTCAACCTATCTGACCCTAGTGAGTACCTGGGCGGTGGGTTGCAAGTTAAGGCTGACTTGGAGAATGCTCGGTTTATACGAGCGCAGGGGGCTGGCTGCTGGTTCCCATCCTACATCGAGCATCGCGCTCGCGCTCCTATCTTTGGTACACGCTGGGTATTGGTAGCGTGGTTTACAGGACCAGCGTGGAAGTAGTCCAACTCAATCCCGAACTATGGATGATGACTCCCAAGGGTGAAGGGCTTGCATTCCTGGTGACTGACTACGGAATGGATCACAACAAGATATTCACGATCATGCTCAATCACGGCGAGATTCTTGACTTTGATTTGCGGGATTGTCGCAGATGTGAGAACCCAAGCTTTGGGGTGCAAGCACCAGCAGTGCCCAATCCCTATTACAAACAAGGAGAATAGTATATGCTCGGAAAAGATATTGGTAAGAACATTAAAGAATTGCGTGCAGACAATATGAAGAAGGGTAAGGCTCGCGGTGCTGGTGGTAAGGTGCGTGGACCTAAACAGATCCTAGCCATTGCCCTACGTTCCGCAGGGGTAAAGCCTAAGTACAAAATGAAGTCGGCCTAATGCTTGTAGATACAAAGGCTAGACTCAAATGGTCACGCGATATACTTCTCACCGCCAGGGAGAAGCTGGTGCTAGAAAAGAATCGCGCGGATCGTGGAAGATCGGTTGACATTATACAGATTATCACGATGGTGGATGCAGCAGCATTAATAGCGAAGGAAATACTGGAGAGCGAATGAACATACGAGATCAGATCCTAGAAGACTTTGGCGAGGAGGCTGAGACAATCCTGTTCGCGGATGGATTCGATGATGCGATCTTGGGTGTTGGTAATACATTCGGTGGCAAGTTGTGCGCGATTTACGATACTGACATGGTGCTGAAGTCCTGCATGAAGGATGGGATGGAATACGATGAGGCTTTAGAGTACTTCGATTTTAACATTGCAGGAGCTTATGTGGGAGAGCAGACTCCAATTTTCATTCACAAAATAGAAAGGCAGGGCAAATGAAACTATGGATCAATAATACCAACTCAATCCACAAGGTGGATGACAACTTACTCCACACCCGCAACACATACGTCATTCCAGACGAGCTTACTGGACCATTATGGGATGATGCTATTCCCTGTCCTCATAAGATTAAACCCTACGCCAAGGGCAGGGCAGCAGGCGGAGCAACAGCAGTGTACCGCGCTGGAGCTATCGGGGATGCTGTCATTGCAACCGCATTCGTTAATTACTTGGTGCAGGAGTCGGGAGGAGTGGTAGATGTTTACGCCCCTGCTCGCAACTTGCCGCTATACGCTGGCATAGGCGCGAAGCTATTCCCTCTGCCTTGCACGCTAGAGGCGTGGGATAGTTATGACGCGCACTTACCCTCGGACGACCTGTTCAGTGGTCAGGTAGGTAATACCAAGCTAGGCACTGGCCCAGGTAACTGCTACCAGCGGGTGTACGAGTGGATGGGAGTGTGGGATGAGAAGACGATGGCGAAGTATTGTAGGCCGAATCTGTACCTAATTGAACCAGATCACGAAGAACTAAAGGCGATGGGCAAGTGGCCACTGCCAGATCCATACTTCGCTTACCACGTTTCATCGAGTGGACCAACTCGCACCTACCCCCCAGCTATGGGGCAACAGGCGGTGCTGGCGTTGCTGGAAGCTTATCCCAAGCATCACGCTGTTATCATTGGCCTAGACAACGCAAACAATTTCAAGGTGGATCACCCTCGCGTGATTGACTTGTTCAACACGACCAAGGCGATTCGTTCCTTGTTCCCTGTAGTTGCCAACGCTGACTTCGTAGTGGCTCCAGATAGTTCAGTCAACCATATCGCTGCGGGGTTAGATACGCCGTGTGTGTCGTTGTGGGGCAGTTATGACCCCGCCGACAGAATGACGTACTATAGTAAGAACGTGTCGGTGTTCAAGCCCGATACCTGCCCGCACGCACCTTGCCGACCTCATGCTGGGTTGCCACAAGCGAAGTGTAAGGATGCGAGCAACAAGACACCCAAGACTCAGTACTGGTGCAATGCTCTGCGAAACATTACGGCGGAAGATATTGTTGTTGCATCGCGCAAGGCGATGGAGCTAGAAGAGAAGTAAGAAAGAGTACATCGCATGGTACGCAGGGAGATCCTGCGGCTGGTCCTTCTGTGTGTCGAACCACTTGAAACAAAGATGTAGATTTTTATTATGAAAGTAAGAATAACGCATTTAGACGGAAAGCTACCTAACATCGCTTTAATGAAATTATCTGCTTGGCACAAAAGCCAGGGCGATGAGGTATATTTTAGTAAGTCCATGCAAAAAGAACTATGGGAGGGTGATTATGATAGGGTATATGGAAGCTCAATCTTTGCTTGGAGCAAGCCAGCAAGAGATTTATTTTTAGCAAATTTCCCAAACGCAAACATTGGTGGAACTGGATCGGGCAAAGTACAGACCATAGAGGAAATTACTGGGATGGATTTTGATGAATATGATTATTCAATTTATCCTTGGTTTAAGCAATCAATAGGATTTAGCCAGAGGGGTTGCCGCCTTAAATGCTCATTTTGCGTTGTGCCTACTAAAGAAGGAAGAATAAGGGACAACTCATCAATAAGAAGGATTTGGAGGGGAGAGCCACACCCAAAGCAAATAATGTTACTGGACAACGATTTTTTTGGACAACCAAACTGGAAACAAAAAACAGAAGAAATTTTAGAAAACAATTTTGAAGTCTCATTTAATCAAGGGATAAATGTTCGCCTAATCCACAAAGAAGGGGCTAAAGAATTGGCAAAAATTAAATATAGGGATGACCAATTTAAAAGCAAAAGAATTTATACAGCTTGGGACAACAGAAAAGACGAGGCCATATTCTTGCGAGGAATAAATACGCTTATGGACGCAGGGATAAAGCCCCAGCATATAATGGTTTATTTTCTTTGCGGTTATTGGCCTGGTGAGAAGTTCGAGGACATATATTATAGATTTGAAACAATGGATAAAATGGGGCTTTTGCCATACCCAATGGTATATAACAATGACAATCCAGAACTAAAAAAATTTCAAAGATGGGTTATACGAAGATACTACAAGTTTATACCTTGGGGTGATTACTCAATTGGTGGTGATTCTCATTCAAAGAAATATGAAAATCAATTAAATCTTATATGACACCACAACGCATCGCAGAATCAATAGTCGGGGAAGTAGATTGGCAGTCCGAGAATCACGGACTATGCAAATGCCCTGGGGAAGCCGCGCATACCAGCCACACCAGAGTCAGGGATACCACAGTTTTTATTGACGGCGCACCTACTATATTCTGTTGGCACTCCTCCTGCACGCCATACCGAGATGAGGCCAACCGCAAGCTGAGGCGCGCTATATCCAGCGACCCGCTGTACAGGTCAGCAGTTAAGGATTCCTTAATGACTCAAGGTAGCAGTTGCGCACCTCGATTAGTAATCCAGAAAGATCCAGAGTCAGAAGTACTCGACCGCATTAAGACTATTGCGGAGTCAAACAAGCAACGCTATCTCACGCACTACAATTGGGACCCTGCGGATATGTTCGAGGAATCGCCTACCCCCATACCAGACGAGCCACAGGCGCAGTACGAGGCAATGTTGTCGCTGTTCCGACCAGATGACATCGTGTGGATAGGTGGGGTGAAGGATAGTGGGAACCACCCACTTCACTTCAAGACCGCAAGCGAGTGGATGCAGACACCGCCCATCGGTCAGTTTACGACCGCTGGGGTGTTTGCGGCTGGTACTATCAGCCGAGCCAATGAGAATGTTATTACACGCCGTTACCTTGTCATTGAATCGGATGTTTTGACCAAACCGCAGATGGGTGCGGTGTTCCAGCTTATGCGGGATGTATTCAGAATGAAGCTTCGCGCCATTGTAGATACTGGCGGGAAGAGTCTGCATGGTTGGTTTGATATTCCATCCAACGAAGAAGTTGTGAGTCAGTTGAAGGCTTTCCTTGTTCCTATCGGATGCGACCCAGCCACCTTCAAACCAAGTCAACCAGTTAGAATGCCAGGTGTAAAAAGAAATAACGACAACATGCAGAGTCTTCTGTGGTTCTGCCAAGGAGGTAAGATGAAAGAATTGCCAATGATCGAACCAGCAGTAGCACTAGGAATTAAGCCCAAAACCGATGAGTGGCCACCCATTAAACGCTATGATGAACTAATGGTGGAGAAGTTACCAGAGCCAGAGATTCTAATAGCTGGCATCTTGCATCAAGGTGGCAAATTGCTACTTGGTGGAGGCAGTAAGTCTTTTAAATCGTGGGCATTGATTGATCTCGCCTTGTCGATACAGGTGGGCGGGTTGTGGTGGGGGCAGCAGTGTAAGCGTGCGAAGGTGTTGTTCATTAACTTTGAGATCCAAGAGTGGAGTTTCCGTAATCGCCTAGCCGATGTAGTGAAGGCCAAGAACCTAACCCAAGATCAAGTAGCAGACTTCGATGTGTGGACGTTGAGGGGTTACGCTGCTGACTTGACAACCATCAGACCCATCATCGAGAAGCAAATCGAGGGGAAGGGCTACCAGGCGATCATTCTTGACCCTAACTATATGCTTATGGGTGATCGTGATGAGAATAACGCTGGTGACATGGCAAATTTGATGAATGAGTTTGAGGTTCTGGCAGTTAGACACAATCTTTCTGTCATATTGTCACATCATTTTGGCAAGGGAAACAAGAGTAATTCGGAATCTATTGACAGATTCAGTGGCAGTGGTGTCTTTGCACGCAATCCAGACTCGCTCGTAGTCCTTACGGCACATGAGGAGGATGAGAGGAGCTTTACTTGTGAAGTCACGCTCCGTAACTTCCCACCCTTAGACAGCTTCGTAGTTCAATGGCACTACCCACTATTCTTGACCAACTATTGCCTAAACCCAGACAATCTAAAGAAGGCTGGAGCGCACAAAGCGATCAACGATTCGGACCTACTAAAAGCAATGGGTAGCAAAGCTTGGGTAGCAAATGACTTGGTCAAAACGATGGCAGAAAAGATGGAGGTTTCGGACAGGACTGTTTATCGCTACATTAAGAGGCTGACAAACGCTGGCAAGATCGTGATAGACAACGGCTTCTATTCTGCCAACCAAGCTACTTTCTAGTCGCTGACAAAGGTACTGCCAAACGTACTGACAACTACACTATGTCAGACACCTATAGTACATATAGAAATACAATCTGCAAAGGAGAGGGGGAAAGGCTCCCTGAATCCGCCTTCCCCCCAACCAATCCGAAGCAGCCTTGAGCGTGTATTTAAAAAAACAAATGGCATCGCGGTCGGCGTGTGATAAAGTATGCAAATGAATAAATCCAAACCTGGTTTGTATGCCAACATCAACGCTCGCCGTAAGGCAGGCACTAGCCGTCCGAAATCGCAAAGCACCATCAAACCGAAAGTGTGGCGGATGATGAAGGCCAAGAAGGGTACGTTCTGAACCCCGATAGGGATGAGCTAAAGATGGCTCACAAGTTTATCAGTCTCCTTCAACTCGAGAATGCGAAGCTGCATGGAGTTGTGAGACTGCTGGGTGGGCTAGTGGATGACATGGAGGCTAACTGCTCCTATGAGGTGTTCGAGGCGCAGTGGGAAGGGTTGACTGCCTATGTTAAGGGCCTGTCAGAGTTCTTCAGCACCCACCAGAAGGCACTACAATCGCTTCAGGAGGCTTGCCCTGCCGTTTGGGATCAAGATGAGGTGGACGAAACGTGAGTACCCAAGATTTACCCTGTAACAGCCCAAGGCGTACCCCTGGGGGACCAAAGAAGTTCGTAGTCCGAGCCTGCCAAGGCGGTGAGAGCAAGACAATCCGCTACGGAGACCCAAAAATGACCATCAAGAAGGGCAATCCCGCTAGGCGTAAGAGTTTTAGAGCTAGGCATAAGTGTGACAGTAACCCACCGAGCAAGCTGACTGCTAGGCACTGGTCTTGTAAGAACTGGTGAGCTTGAAGCGACCAGATTTAATAAAAAAAGGCACTAGGATGGGCAAATTTGGCGTTTATAGCCCCGTGGCGAGGTCTTTGTGACCAATTCGACCGCGGAGACGACTGTTGAAAGGCAGATGGTTCCCGATTACCTGTTTGGTTGCCGTGGAATATGCACTTACTGCGGTGATACAGCCAACTCAATAGACCATGTGATACCAGTATCTTATTTTGACGGCAAAATTGTAAGGAGTGGATCAATGAATGGTCGAGGAGTTAGGACTTATTCATGTACCGATTGCAATTCCAACCTATCGAACAAGTACTTCGAGTCATTTTATGATAGGTGCGAGTATGCCAATAAAAGAATAGCCCAAAGGAACAGAAAGATCCTCAACCTTCCAATCTGGTCCGAGGAAGACTTCGAGGAACTGGGCAAGAACATCAAGGCGCGTTTGGCTGGCAAACTAAACTTCAAGGCATTAGTCCTTGAAAGATTAAGATGGCAGAGTACAAATGAGTTCAATGAATACCGCCAAGAAGCTCAAGACTACTTCAATTCCAAAACCAAAATCATCAGCAAAGAGTGGATGCGAGAATACTTCTCAGTCGTTAAAACCATTCAAAGCAACTGACCTGGACAGACCTCTAGGCAACCGAGCGTGCTGTTGCCGTATCGGTCGCTAGGCTTCCGTTTGTCTGACGCTCCCGCGACTACGCTTCCGTTTGGCCTCTGGCCTGCCGTTCTCTAACCGCCACTTTTGCCAACGCTCCCGCTGGGTCTGCGCTACCATTTGGTAATGCTCCCGCGACATCTTGCGCGCCTTGGTAATTCCAGTGACGCTCCCGCCCTTTCGTCCGATGGTTGCCATGTATTCTTTTATGATTTGGTTTTTATCCATTCCTTATATGCTCCTTATATGCCTACGCTGCCGTTTGAATAGCTCACTTGGGCGAGCCATTGCAAGCGGAAAGCTTTAGGGGTTGAACCCTTGGGCTAAATTAGTTCTTTAGCTATTCATCAAGTCAAATACAGCAATCCCAAAACTATCCTCAAACCAATGCCATATTTCCTCCCGATGAGTTCCAACTTGAAAATGTTGGAATGGAAGCTCAATGCAATCCTTATCGTCTGTTGGAATGTCTCGCAACTTTTGCCATAATACTTTTACTTTATTCATATATTTTATTTCCTTTATAGTTCCACGCCGCCGTTTGAATGGCTGCGCTGCCGTTTATTAGGTCAACCCGATAGGGTCAATCCATTCCTTCCCACCTTGCTAGGATGGGAAGACATGGTGTGACTACTTGCGCGGTTTGTCCCGTGGCGTGCAAAGCCACACGAACAAGCACAACGCAACGGCGTGCATCATGCCTAGCGCGTACATCTGCGGGTCGTTCATTCCTTCACCTCTTCCGCGCGAAGTATCTCCCAATCTCCACTAGGTGAATCTTCGCTCCAATCCGCGCCGTCAATGTTTGCCGCCTTGTCAAGGGCCTCGTATTCATCCGCCGCCATGACTTCTAACTCGTACTGCGTGACGCTTTGCGCGATCACTATGTATTTTTTCATAATGTTTCCTTTCTATCCCTAATCAATATAGGGCAATGCTAAGTTTCGATCTTTCCAAGGTTTGAGGGTGATAATGTAATGCACCCTATTGACGAAATGATAACCCGCGACAACCACAAGCTTTCCGTAGTCATCATCCATTAACGTCCAAACGTGATCCTCCCTTTGACTCCTTACGAACTCAAGATCCTCGCCGTATGTTTCAAACGCCATGCTGCAATCTTCGCGGAATAGTGGAACGTAGTCATCAATACTTGGTTTTTGCTTTTTAGTTTTTTTCATTTTTATACCATCTCCCTTTCTTTTTTTTCCTTACCCCATCTTGCCGCCGTATTGCTCATTATGAATCTGATAGCATTCATGGTTGACGCATTCCAATTATATGAGGCGCGATCCCTTTCTAAATTGATTCTAAATATCATAGAATCCTCTTGCCCCATTGTCGCGTTTTCTACTGCGATTCTCCGCGCTTTGGGATATTTTTGAATCGCCAATTCAACCGCCTCTTCCCATGTATATGTCATATTATACTTTCTCCTTCTTGATCTCCGCGCTCCATTCCATCTCATTCCGCACTGCCCAACGTAGGGCGCGAGCGTAGGACGTGAACCGCGCGAAGAATTGACCACGTGAATTGTAAACTGCGAAGTAATGCCTAGTGCTTTCCATAAGCCACAACCTCCTTATTTTTGTCCCAACATGCGCGGCAAGTGAGGCACTTATTCCCCTGTTTTGAACTAGGGCAAGTCTCACCACTCGTCACCACAGTTGACACTTGCACACCCAGCCGCCGTGCTAGTGCCAACGGCGCAGGGCCGTCAATCATGTGCGCGGAAAGGCGAATGGTGAGATTCGCGGGAACCTTGCCGCCGTTGTTCAAGTATGACTGCACAACCCCTGCCTCCCTGGTTGGCAACCAATGCCGCACGTTTGGGGTTTTCTCGCAAACCTCTATAATCTTTTTCAGATGGTTTGAGTTTTGCAAATCTCCCGCATCGTGCCAACGGAAGAAAGAGTTTCCCTCCGCCTCTATTAGATAGACCATGCTTTCAACCCAATCTTCGCGCCGTAGTGAACGCAACCGCCGCGCTAAGGCAGCGCGAACTGCAGGGAACCCATAGTTTCCTTTCATCGCGTAGCACTTACTACAAACCGAACCTTCAACCTTGCGAAGTTTACCGCCAACCTTGCAAAGGCTCGCGGGAATTGAATAGGCAGGGCAGGGCATTTTAGAAGGGCGCGAGAATCCGCCGCCCGTTGACGTTGTGGCATGTTCGAATGTCATCATGGCTCAATTCCTCCCCATGAGATAACCAAACGCAACTCCGATGATAAAAACCGCGCCTACGATTAGGGGTAAGTTGTGCATCTTATATCCCCACCACGTTCCACAAATTCGCTTTCATTCCACGGCGGCGGAGAATCACAATCTCCCTATATTGATAGGCAGTATTATTTAATGCGCGGCCACTAATTGCATTAACAAGAATATAAAACTTTTTGCCGTTTGGATTGTTTGTCGAGAATGGTTTAAAAGCGTCTTTAACCGCGCTTAATTCGGTGTGTGTTTTATTTGTCATACGCTCAACCTAGTGCAAACGGCATGCATTGCAAGCACTTTATTTTAATATTTTTTAAGGTAGGGTAAGCGCATGGAAGAAAGCATTGTGGAGAAGGGGAAGAATGGGCGCGATATATTTACCGAAAAACTCGCGGACGAAATTGTAGCAGCGTGCGGGAGTGGATTCACCTTAGAGAAAGCTGGTGCGTTGGTTGGGGTCAATCCTTCCACCATTAGAACGTGGGCGCAAAGGAAACCCGATTTCGGCAAGCGAGTAGAGACGGCGCGCAAAAAGCATGAATTGTCCCTCCTCCGAGATGTACAGCTTGCGGGGGAGAAGAGTTGGCAGGCCAAGGCTTGGATTCTGGAGCGTGGGTATAATTGGGCGCAACCCTCTGCCCGTCTTGCAGTTACGCAAGAACACACGCATGGAATATCCTCAAACCTTGCCTCACTCCTTGCTGGGATTGCGGTGAAGAAGAAGGCGCAAGTGATTGACATCCAAGATGTTAAAGCCAAACCCGCACTTAATAGTTTACACAATAGCAATTGTGCGACAAGTGGTACGCAAGATGTTGTCACTACAACACAATTAAAAATCTGTAAGCCTAGGAAGGTAGCCATGAAGAGGCGAAAGCCTAGGGCAGAGAGCCTAGCCAAGTACACCACCACGCCACCCGCCACGCCCCCAGCCCCCGCTTGATACACATAACCCCCCCTAAATTATTGTGGCTCAAAACAAAAAGAGGTACTGACACACCACTATGCCAAAACCCCCCAAGCGTAGCCAAGAAGAGGCGTTAGAAGACCTTGGTAAACCAGCCAATTTCGCATCTAACGCATTGGGAATCAATCTCTATGACTGGCAACGGAAGGTATTGCGCGATTTAGAGCCAAGAGACTGTCGCGTAGCCTTGCGTGCAGCCAACGGCTCTGGCAAGACCAGCACAGTTATTTCGTCCATTTTGATATGGCACGCCCTCGTTTATCCGCGCTCAGTTGCTGTCACAACCGCTGGCGTGTACCGACAGGTTGAAAGTCAGTTGTGGCCTAGCCTGCGCCATCACATTTCTAAACTCGGTGGGGCATGGGAAGTGACATCTGGCGAGATCCGCTACCTACACCCCAACGGCAACACATCGCGCATTATCGGCTACTCAGCCACCGATGCAGGGCGTGCAGAAGGCTGGCACGCTGAAGACCACGACAACCATCCATTGCTCATGGTAGTGGACGAAGCCAAGACTGTTGCCGACCCTCTATTCGAGGCTATCAGTCGTTGCCAACCAACTAGACTGTTGATCGCATCCAGCCCAGGCGGGTCTAGTGGCGCATTCTACCGCGCCTTCACCAAGGAGGCGGATATGTGGAAGAAGCACGCTGTCACAGCGTTTGACTGCCCACACATCACACAGGTACAGATTGATGAGGTTATCCAGCGGTACGGCGAGAAGCACCCGCTAACCCGCTCTATGATCTACGGCGAGTTCGTTGACATAGGTTCCGAGAGCCTTGTCATAAGCTTGAACCAACTTCAGCACTGCTTAACAACTCCACCCAGATTTAAACCTGGCACTAGGGTAGCAGGCGTGGACTTTGCAGCAGGCGGGGATTGCAACGTGCTGGCAATAAGAGATGGCAATAAGGTTCTGCCATTCCTAGCTTGGCGTGATCGTGACACGATGGCAGCCGTTGGCAGATTCATTGTGGAGTTCAAAAAGGCTGGGCTAGAGGCCAACAACATATTTGCCGATGCGAGCGGGTTGGGTATGCCTATGTGCGATGCGCTGGCAGAGGCAGGCTGGGAGGTCAACCGAGTCAACTTCGGATCGACTGCCTACGATGCGGATGCCTATACTAATCGGTCTGCTGAGATGTGGTACGGCATGGCAAAGAAGATTGATGGGGCTGAGATCATCCTACCAGAAGACGATGACCTAACTGCACAGCTAACTTGTAGGAAAAGCTTGGTCAACTCCAAAGGCAAGCTAGGCGTGGAATCAAAGGATTCGATGCGTGCCAGAGGTCTTGCCTCGCCTGACAAGGCTGACGCACTTGCTTTATGCTTGGATGGTGGCAACATGAGGTTCGACTTGACCTTTCAGATCGAAAGGCCAACTTGGAAATCACTTCAAGCCATGATGGAGTTTCACGACCCTGTCATGGCTGGTTTTGAAGCAGGAGGATAAAACTAATGAATATATGGAACTGGATCACATCGAATTGGACGGAAGTGGTTGCCGCCGCTGGTGGCATTGTACTCGTTGCGCGAATCATTGTTAAGCTCACCCCCACTCCAGCGGATGACTCGATCTTGGAAAAGGTCGTTGCATTCCTGAAGACTGTCGGGTTAAACATCAAATAAATTTAAGTGATCGGTGCGATACTACAAATCATCGCATCGATCCTTCGCCTCATACCAGGTTGGTATGAGAAGCGTGTTGACAAGAACGCTACCGAGTGGAAGAACAATCGCGAAGCTATTGATCGTGAACTTGGTTCTGTTGCTTGGTGGGTGCGCGACAACAAGTCCGATAACGAACACGACAGGGGCAGTTGAGTCGTTAATGAAAGACGATAACTACCCTGCGGTTCGTACTGCCTCTCCAGCCATTCGTGCTTGGTCAAAGAAGGCACTTGACTATGTTAATGATCTTTCCTATGAACTTCAAAGGGAGCGCAACAAATGAACGCTAAAGATACACGCAGGAATGATTATTACACACGGATTATTGACTCGCTCAACCAGCGTGAGACTTGGGAGAATCGTCAACGGCTGTTCTACCAAGCTCGCTATTTTGGTGTTAGGCGCAAGATTAAGCCTTGGCCTACAGCAGCCGACCTACACGTTCAGTTAATTGACTCTGCTATTGAGAAGCTAAAACCTTCCTTCGTCAATAGCGCAATAGGTAACGACATCCTCTCTAGCTTCGTTCCTATGCGCCAGCAGTTGGCTCCGCTGACAGTATCAGCCGAGCGTTGGTTTGATTACCAGATGCGTGAGCGTACCAACTTCCAGAAAGAGATTGTTTCTGTCATCGACAACATCTTGCTCTATGGGCGCGGAGTAGCTAAAGTAATCTGGAACGAGGACAAGAAGCGTATTGACTTTGAGGCTATTGACCCTTTCCACATCATCGTTCCTTCCTACACAAAGGAGTTTAAAGATGCCGATTTCATTGTTCACATCATCTCGACCTCAGTCGATTCCTATAAGGCAAATCCGCTTTACAAGCAGGGGGACGAGTTCGTTAAAATCATTTCGGGTAAACCCTCGAAGTCAGTGGGCTTACGAAGTGAGATTCAAGACGAGATTTACAGGCGCGAAGGAATTACTCAAGAAGCTGACAATGATCGTATTGTCCTTTGGGAAATGTACACGCCGTCCGAAGATGGATGGAAGGTTGAAACCTATAGTCCCTTGGTTATAGACGAAGACATTCGCAAACCCTTTACGCTACCTTACCGACATGGTGAACCACCTTTCGTAGATTTCCCCTATGAGGTCACAGGGGGCGGTTGGTATAGCCCTCGCGGAGTTGCAGAAATTCTCCTCCCTGGCGAGAATCTATTAAATAAGCTCAAGAACTCGTTGAGTGATTACGTTGAGCTTGCCAACCGACCCGTCTTTGAAGCGCAGAATCCTATCTCGCTAAACACAGCGAACCTAAAAATGCAACCTGGTCAGATCCTGCCACAAGGATTAAAGCCAGTTCAGTTTAGCCAGCCTCCATTCGACTTCCAGCGTTTGATGCTTGAAGAGCGTCAGCTTGCCGAACAGCGCATGGGCAACCCAGACTTCGGCGCAGGCTCGCAGTATAACGCTGCTGACAGGAAGACTGCCACCGAGATCCAGGCGTTGCAGTCGCAGTCAGCCGCCTCTGGCGATCTTCGCAATCGTATGTTTAGGATGGGTCTATCTCATCTTTTCAAGCAGTGCTGGTCACTCTACACGCAGTACAACAAGAAAGACTTGATGTATCGGTATGCGGAGGAAACTGGTTCGATGCCACCAGACGGCATCCATGATGAGTACTCAATTGAACCAAAGGGCGGGTTAGACTTCATCAACCGCCAGTTTGCGTTGCAGAAGGCAGTCAGCCGTATGAGCATGTTCTCAAACAATCCTTTCATCAACCAGGGAGAACTGGTTAAATCAGTCCTTGAACAAGACGATCCATCGCTGGTCCGTAGGCTCTACCAAGATCCTAACGCTGCCTCTGGGGATCAAGCTGAAGATCAAGCGACTGAAATTGCGACTATGCTCACCACAGGCTTCCCTGTCGCTATCAAGCCTTCGGACGATCACAAGGCGCATATATCCGTTCTCTTCGCGTTTAACCAAGCTGCTCAGCAGCGGCAACAACAGGTCGATCAGAGCGCAATGCAAGTTCTGATGGCACACTTACAACAGCATTTAGCAGCGTTGGAGAAGATTGATCCCAACACATCCCGCGCAATTCAGAAACAGCTTCGAGATGCAGGACAAGGTCAGATGCAACAACAGGGGCAACAACTGCCACCTGAAGCGATGCAAGGCCAAGCACCAGCACCGATGCCTGCTTGAGAGTACCAGTAATGCGAGATGCCTTCCAAGCGGAAGGCTTAACAAAACTGTGTGAGTGGGCGAATGAGGCGGGTGCGAATAATAAAGCGGTTGAGATTGGGTCTTACAGCGGGGAAGGTACAGTGGTTATTGCTAAACATTTCAAGGAGGTTATGGCGGTTGATCCTTGGTTGAATGGGTATGACATTAACGATGTGGCAAGTCAGCAATGCCCGATGAAGTTTGTCTTCGAGGCTTTTAAGGGACGCACTGCTCCGCTTGGCAATGTATTACACAGTAGAAGTAAAAGCCTAGATGCCTTACAGTTCTTTAGGGATGACGAGCTAGACTTTATCTACATAGACGGAGATCATCGCTACGAAGGCGTGATTGCAGACTTGAATGGCTGGAGGCCAAAGCTTAGGGCTGGCGGGATAATGGCTGGGCATGATTGGAGCTTCAAGACAGTACAAAAGGCTTTAGTTGAGGTATTTAAGGACAAGGAAGCAGTTCTATTTCAGGGGGATTCATGGGGTATAAAGCTATGAGAAAACTAAAAGCAGCACTGGCGTTCATACGCAACCAAGAATGGATCAACGAGCCTAAGTGGGAGGATGAGGATGAGAAGGCGTGGACAGGCTTCTTATCCACACCTACAGGCAAGAAGCTAAGTCTTATACTTTTGAACCTAACCCTACGCCAGAACGCATCCGCAGTAATGAAAAAGCAAGAAGAACTTGCAGAAGCTTGTGGGCGTGCTAATGGATATAGGGCATGTGTTGCGACCTTAGAATCGCTCGCATCTCAAAAACTTAACTCCGCTGTCCCAGGCTATGGGGATGGATCGGATGAACCAGTAGCCGAATAACCTTGAGGTAGAATGACTCCCTACCCACAAGCGTAAGAAAGGGTCAAATGGCAGATTCAAACAACCTGACTGAAGCGGATGTATTGGCGATGGCGCAAGCGGCTGACGAAGGACGGGATTTTAATCCTATTCCCAAGGAAGACGAAAAAGCCAAAGTAGAAACAACTGCTACAGAAAAGGCCAGCGGAGATACCGAGCAGAAACCCGCGCCTGCTGGAGAAGCCGAAACAAACAAACTAGGAACCTCGGATGAGGTTCCAGCCTCTAAGGAGAAATCCGAAGAAGCAAAAAGTTCTTTAACAACGCAACCTTCAGAAAACAACTCGGAATCGGCTTCCGAACAAAAGAAGCCTACCCGATATGAGAAGGCAAAGAGCAGACTCGAAAAAGAGTGGGATGATGTTAGAGAGGAAAAAGCAAGACTCAAATCAGAGCGTGAATCAATCGAACAGGCCAAAGCCCAACGAGAGACTTCGCAATCTGGTTCTGAGGCGCAGAAAACTGGAAACCGCCGCTTTAGTGCGGAGGATTACAGGGAAGCGGCAAAAAGCTATCGTGACGAAGGCCGTGATGATCTTGCAAAACTCGCAGAACAAAAGTCCACTGAAATCGAATCTGAGGATCGCAAAGAGGTTGAGCAGAAAACTCAAGCTGAACTAAAGTCAGCGTGGGATAAAAACCTACTTGAAGAAGTAGATTCTAACCCAGACCTTAAAGATTCTAAAAGCCAACTCTACAAAGCAGTATCTGAGATGCTACAAAACCACGCCATCCTTCGCAACTACCCAGCGGGGATCAAGGATGCGGTTGGCATCGCAAAGGTAAAGCTTCAGGCGGAGACCGCTTCCGAGTTGAAGAAGAAGGTTGCAGAGTATGAGTCAGAATTGGCTCAACTCAGAAAAGCGACTACACCTGGTTCTGGACAACCGACAGGTCCAGCCAAGACTAAAGCTTTTCACGAACTCTCGCTCGATGAGCAAGAACGTGAATTGATGAAGATGGCTGGCGAAGTTGACAGAAACGGATAGTCACAACAACAAAGGTAATTA